CTTCTACTGTTTGCCCATTTCCTGACCAGCCAATTTGTGCTAATCCTTCAATGTCAAAATCTACGGAAGCTGACCCAACTGAACAGTTAGCTACTTTATAAACTGTAACTCCCTCTGTTCCTGTTGCATATACCTCTGTATCAGTATCTTTTGATGCTCCTAATACAAAGTATAAGTCAAAAACTCCCAAGGTTACTTGGTTAGAGTTTCCAAAATCAAAATGCTTTGGCTCATAAGTCGCTGCATTGTTTGCGAAATCTCCTGTTCCACTACTTCCAATTGCTCTATCATATGTATTAGCAGACATAGCAGCCCATAAAGGACCTTCTACTGCAAATACATCAGCGTTACCTGCGTGTTGATTAGAAGCGGCAGCATTGCCTGCTCCTGACACGGTAGGTCTCATGTAAGTATTAAAACTCCACTCTGCTGGTGCAAAAGAGTCAGTAAACATTGCTCTACCTCTTTTACTATAGCCAGTGGAATTTGCGGCTTCACTTAAAGTTACTTCTGAAGTGTTTGTTCCTTGTGAAAAAGAAAAACCGTCTAATACAGGTATCTCAAAGAGAGCTGTGTTAGCTGTTGTTCCGTCATATGCAAAGGACATAAACACTTTGGTATCTCTACTAAAGAAAAATGCCATTATTTTCTCCTATTTAATATCGAATCTCGCAGGTGATTTCACCCACACCGAGAGGTTCGAGAACTCCTTCATCTGTATCCACTGTAGCAATTGTAGTTTGTACAGTAGATTGAGATGCTCCTGTCGAATCATAGTAAGTTAGAGGATCTTCATTCTCTAATACTGTTTCAACATCTTCTAACAATTCTTCCAATGCTGTTATTACATCATTATCATCTGATACGTAGCACCGAATCGTTAATCTTAAAAATCTGAATCTAAAACCACCTCCGTCATATTCTCTTGTCTCAGTTCCAGCTCCTATATGTATTGCGGGAAACTCTGACACTTCATCCCAAAACTTTAGTCTTCTTTCTACATTTGAGACTGAAGTTCTAAATGGAGGTGTTCCATTTATATTTTCTAATTTTAATGCGAGAGCTTCTACAATAGCGCGCCTACGTGTTGTATGTCTTCTTGCTAATGACGCTTCCATTATTGTATATTAATCCCGAATTTTGCTCCAATCATTCCTGAAGCTACTTGTCTAATTGATCTTTTTATCAATCTCTCAGGGTCTCTTTGTGGAGTATATTTTTGTCCTCCTGGTGCAAAAGTATCATATGGGTTAGTCATATATGTTGCCTCAATCATTGTATTTCCACCTCTAGGCCCTTGTGTTATATTATCAACTCTTACAGAGTTTGCAAATCTACCTGTTCTATAATTTAGTGCAGGACTTGTCATATTTTGTGCAACTGTCATTGGAAGAATCTCATTTAACAAGTTTCTTAAAGCCATTGGGTTTGTTCCTGCTGCTTTGTCTACTCTTGTAGGACTTGTTCTTCGTGACCCTTTTATTGCACTTCCTACTAATGCTGCGTTTCCTACTCTTTTCTTTCCTCTATTACTAGTTTTATTTAAACTAGTTTTAGTTGACCCTCGTTGTGCGCCCATGCTTTTCATAGCATCTGCTACCATTTTTTTATTTACTCTTAACCTCATATTAGGTCTACTTTTATGAGGAAACATATTCTTTATAATTGTATGAGGTGTTACAGCTATTGCTTTTTGTCGTAAACTTTGAGAGCCTCTTATATCTACTGCGGAGGCTGCATACCTTCTACTAAGTATTCCAATATTTTTTTGTGATAGTAATTTATTTTCGTATCTATTTATAAATCTCTTGATACCTGAGGCGTCTCTGCCTTCCATCATCTTATTATGAGCTGCATCTGCATACTCTAATTCTATCGCTATTTTTCTATTTAATTCATTTAAAGTAGTATTTCTAATATCGGTTAATTTGAATTCTGTACTTACTGCATTTTTAAATAAGTCTATTATTTGTACTGCTGTTTTATCTCCTACTTTTTTTGCCCAAGATGCAACAGAAGAATCTCTCTTTATTCTAGTATCGATATCTTCGTCTTGAATAAATTCGCCACCCTCTGATATTCCTGCAAATCTTCTCGCTAATCCATACTCTGCTGTTGTTTGTAGTGGGAGTTTTCCTCCTCTTACTCTACCATGAGTAATATTTCTAGGATTAGCTGCTCTCGCTAAACTTCTTCCTTTTGAGTCAGTTCCTCTTGTATCTCTAGAACTTAACCCTGACTTATGTAATCTGTCTCCTAATGCTACTAATGCTACTTCATATATTCCAGCAAACATTTGATTGATGTATGGAACATTTCCTGAACCACTTACTGTTCCTTTAAACTTTCTATCTGCAAAAACACCTGGAGGTAAAATTAGCTTAAAATCTCCAAGTTTCGTTCCTTTTGTTGTAAACTTAAAAGGAGTTCCTGCTTTTGGATAGTATCTTTTTAAGTTACTTTCAATAGCATAAGTGGAGTTATAAACAATTACTGCTTGTGTTTGAATATCAGACATATTGTCTCTAATCCACTGTGCAAATACTTGTGTATCTCCTCCTGCAGCTTTATATTTATTTCCTAGTATTTTTGCATACCCTCTAACAAGATTCTTTACTACCATGTCTTGGTATACAAATACAATATGATAGTGATGTTTTGACATCACATCGACATCTTTCTGCCTTTGTAGTGCATCTACTTCATTTCTAAAGTAGTCTGCAACTTCTTTTATCATATTATAACTCTATACAAATCAAGTACTCTTTTTATATGGTCTGGAAAATCAGAATTATCTCTAATTCCAGAAGTTCCTTGATTCTGTACTTGCGCTCCGCCTAAAGTTCTTCTCTCTTTATGTTCATCTTTCATGTAGTAATTTACTAAATCAAATAGTGCAAGTTGTAAGTCTTTTGGTGTAGAAGTATACCCAGCGGTATATGTAATTCTTACTGAACCCATACCTTTGGCAAAAGGCGTAGGATTTCCTTCTTTTGTTGTTCTTATAACTGCATCTGAGTCAGTTTCTACATAGTATTCGTAATTACCTGTAGTTAAAGTTCTGTAACTTTCTGAGTAAGATGTTCTTTCTTCAACAGCACTAACCGCAATTAATGGACTTTCACTCATAATTAAGGTGGTAGTCGAATTATCATTAATACTGAAAGTTTCAATCTTACTTGTACTGACATAATCTATAAAAGATATGCCACAATACTTCTTAACTAAATCAGATACCTGAGGTACTATAACAGCTAAACGGTCGTCGTCCTTCTCCCCTCGAAGGCCTTCTGCGTCTTTATATTCGTTTACTGTTATTAAGTCTGCCATAGTTAAAAAGGGTGGGTTTTAAGGAAACCCACCAAAACCTATTCCTGTTAAAGGTTAATATTATGCACCTTTATAAGCAAATGCCCACTTAGAAGTTGCACCGTCAATTAAGTCAGTGAATCCTAATCTCTGAGAAGCCACTAGGACTCTTCTTTGATTAGCTACTTCGTAGTCTGATTCTATTGTAACACCTCTTAATCTTGGCATTACATAGTTTCTTGGGTATACTGCGATAGCACCATAGATACCAGCGGCTTTAGTAGCAAACTCATCACATAGTAGTACTCTTGATCCGAATACTTGTCCGATTTCACCACTTAGCTTAGTAGCCATATCGCCAACTAGGTTAGCGTCTTGGAACTCAGCATCTTCTAGTAAGTTATAATACACATCTTGTGATACGATATATACAACTTCTGAAGGGTTAATACCATATTTACCCATATTCTTTCTCATGCCTAATAGGTCAGCTGCAGTAACTGCGTCAGTTGCTGCGAAACCTGATGCACCGTCTGAAGTTTCGTGGTTGTCGGCGTCAGCCATGTTTAATAGCCCAGCAAATGCACCTGAACTGTAAACACCATTGTCATGGTTTCCAGCTAAAATAGCATTTTCAATACTTCTTGCGTGTGATCTTACCATTGATTCTCTAATTAAAGGAAGGATTGGCATGATTGCATCTTCTTCAGTTTCGTTACCTAAGTAAGATTGTGAAATAAGTTTTACTGTAGAAAGAGTTCTTTCTGTTAAATCAACCCCACCGTATGGTGAACCTAAAGAGTCGCCTCTTTGGGCTAAGTTACCTTTTGGTGATGAGCCAGAGGCTGTTTGAGCTGAAGCAAATTCAGCATAACCTGCATCTGGTAAGATTGGGATAATCATGTTAGCAGAAGTCATTGGGATTTCTCTAAATAGAGGAGCCAAGACTAATTCATTTTGAATATCTCTTTCGATGTTTGTTGAAACGACTTGTTCGAAATCAGCAGATGAAACGCCAACACCTGAATGAGCGTTAACTTTTTCCATTAATGATTTTGAATAATCACTGTCCCATCCTCTACCAGTAGCTAAACCAGCAAATTTTGCATCAATAATATCGTTTTCAAAGGCTTTTTTCCAGTCTCCTTGACCTTGTCTATCAGCGAAATGTCTTTTGGACTCACGAATACTCATGATTTCCTCTGACTTCTCAGCTAATTGCTTTTCAAGTTGGTCAACGACTGTTTTCAAGTCTTCATTTTTTTCCATGACTCTTGTCTCGAGGTCTTGCATTAACTTTTCAGCTCCTGACAAACCTGCTTCGATAATAGTCTTTTGTTCTTCCTGTTTAGCTTCTTGAGCAGCTTTTTCTGCAGTTTCAAGAGAAGATTTCTCTTCCATTTCTTTCTGCTCTTTAGCTTTTTGCTCGGCTTGTTTCATAGCGATAGAAGTAGCAGTTTTTTCAGCAACTTCTTTTGCAAATGATTCAAGGTCAAAAGCGACTTCAGGAGATTTTTTTTCTTCTGACATATCAGTCTCCATATGTTGAGGAATTTTCTTTTCCTCGCTTGGCTGCTCAATTTTAACAGCGTCTGCTGCTGCGGTTGAGTTAGCCTGTAAAAGTTCTTTTTGGTAACTTCTGTATTCTTCCATACTATCAAATGACTTTGCTAGTCCAAAAGTTGCCCCTTGGTTGCAAGGTACAGATACTACAGAAACTTCAAAAAGTTCCGCATCTTTGATTTTGTATCCATCGTGCTCAGTCATGTATTCAGAGTCTTTACATCTGAAACCAACTGAAAATGCTCCGAGAACACCATCTTTAACTAATTGTGTAATATCTCCGGCTGCTTTGGATATTTTTGCAGATATTTCTAATCCAGTATCGGTCACTTCTAAACCAGTGGCTCTGCCAATTGGTTTATTATAGTCATGGTTAAAAAGAATAATTGGATTATTTTTAAAGTTCTCCAATCCACCTTTCATCCATGCTTCGCTTTCGATAATATCTCCAGCTCTGTCTAGTCCATTTGTACTTGCAGAACCTTTTATATTAATTCCACCATCATCAGTTTCACCTAATGATTTAAAAGTGCTAGTCCATTGATATATCTTTTCGTTACTTTTTGACATCTTTAACTTCCTTTTTAGTAGATTCTTTTTTAGGAGTTACCTTCTTAGGTTCAACCTTTTTCGGTACTTCCTTCACTACTACTTGGACAGGATATCTTTTTTTAAGAACGCTTAATACTCTGCTCCAAGACCCAAATGCTCTTCTAAGCATAAAATCTTTTACAGGTACGTCATTCCCAAAACCTTTGTAGTCGGCTAATGTCATAGTTTCAACGCCTTTGCTGGCTATGAAGTCTGACAAAGCCTTTATCATCATATCTTTTGTCATTTTTAATTTTCCTCGCTTGGTGGGGTTTCCTGTGGTCTGCCACCTTCTTCTGGATTGACGGCTGAACCTGCGATATTCGCAGGAACTCTGGGTGTATCAAATCCTTCCACTTTTTCAAGTCTTAATGCCTCCCTTGCTTCATTCGGTGTCATAATACCAGTATTCACAAGTGTAGCATAATAGCTTGCTTGGTCTCTTAACTCTGGTTGTAGAGCAGGTATTCCTGATACGTTTTCATCAAGTTTGAAACCGAAGTATCTCTCGAAAGCATACCTAATCTTATTTGTGATTGGTAGTATGGTTTCTAAATAATATAGTCGATGGTTTGGTCTAATGTTTGCATTATTACCACCGTCCATCAAAATTGGTGGTATTCCCATAGCTTCGAGTATAATTTTCTCATTTGATTTGATCCCCTCTTGGAAATCTAAATCTTTGAAGTTGACTTCTGTTAAGTTTTCTACTTCTAAACCACCGTCCAAGAACAATGGTCTTCTACCACCGGAGGATGGGTTATATCTAGCAACCCATGCTTGTAACATTCTTTCTTTAATTTTCTCAGAAAGAGTGTTTGGTGATTTTAGTACCAATCCTGGTACTGCTCCGTTTTTAAAGAAGTTATCCTGAAACTTTCTCATGCTAGATAGTAACTGCATAGTTCTAAAAGCTGGTTTGAGTCTCGGTACTCCTCTATAAATAGAGTTAAAACTGTTTTCTTTTATATGAATAATTTCTGATGGTTTATAATCTATTGAATGGTCATATGTAAACTTTTCTACATAAGTACTTTCATCACTATGTATAGTTACATGTTCTGCTGGAAGATGATACAGATGCGCACCATCAAAATATACAAAGATATTACCATCAATCAATAAGTCAATTATCAGATTTCTTTTAAAGGTACTTATATCTTGATAAGGATTTGGTTCTTTGTTTAGTAGTAGATCTACTCTACTTCTTCTAATTTCTTTCTTTATAGGAGATATGCCTGTTATTTTTTCTCCAACATCAAATGGTACTTCAGCAGAGTCATCCACAATCATGTTGACTGCTCTGTTTACCACTTCTAATTGTTCATAGGCATTTCTATAACTAATAGTATTTTCTCGTGAATCAATAGTAATACCTTGATCACGTGAAATAACATACTGAGCAGGATTTTCTTTTTCCTCTCGTTGTATGTTTAAAAATCTATCGTACCATGCCATATTTTTTCCTTTGTATGTCGACCCAATGTCTTTGTTTCTTTGCTGTTATTAACTTTGGTCTTTTTCCATATATGTTATGCAATCTAAGATGATGCGTATGACATAGTGTAACAGCTTCGTTATAAACTTTATCTTTTTCTTCTAGTATAAATTGTTCTCTGACTGCTAGTATTTGTTCTTCTGTATTTATGGATAATTTCTTTTCTT